TGATAGCCCTAACGTTTGACTTTATTGAAGATGCAATTTCAGGGTCTCGTAATTGCATTAGATTAAAGTTCATGGTAATCGTATCAGTCGATTCTAATAGTTTTTTTGATAATTTCTCATCACAGTCAGTAGAACATTTTTCTAAAAACCCATCAAGGTCTAACTCGCCATTGTTTAAAAATGACATTTTTTGAGAAATTGTCTTTTCACCGATACCCTTTACGCCCGAAATGTTATCTGAAGCGTCTCCTGTTATAACTCGATAGAACACCAAATTTTGAGGAATTACACCATACTCTTCTTTTACCAAAGACTCATCATACATTTTCTTTTTAGTAGAAGCCCAAACTTTGATTCGTGGGTTTACTAATTGTAGAAAATCTTTGTCTGAAGAAACGATTGTGACATCCTTTTTAAAATAGTGTACCGCAAGATAAGCTATAATATCATCGGCTTCAACGTGGTCAATATAGGTTAGTGTTATAGGAAGAACTTGTAGATACTCAATTAGTCTTGCGAATTGTTTTCTCATAGAAGCTGACTGGTCTTCCAAGTCCTCATAACCGGCAAGACGATTTAATTTGGTCAAACCAGTCCTACCCTCTTTGTATTCTTTATAAACTGATTTTCTACGATTAGAACCACCTTTACCATCAAACACAATAACCACTCGGGTTGGTTTAAGGCTTCGGATGGTAGCAGCGGTGGACAGGAGAAACCCTGTCACACCACCACAATGTTCACCATCGTCATTTAAGGCAGGAACTGCACCAAAGACTCGAATAAACTGATTGAGACCATCTATAATCAGAACTCTATCATTTAGTTCTTCGTTTTTTACTTCACTATGTTCTTTTTCTACTTCTTTAAGCAGTTCTTTATACCTATTAATCATCAAAATCAGTTACTTCAATGTTATCAATGTTTGACTCTGCACTGGACTCTTTGTAAGACATGATATAAGTCTCACAAATTTGTTGGTAAATAGTCTCTTTAAGTTCAGGGTCAGATTTTAGAGTTTCTTCAAAATTCTTGGCTTGGAATTTAATTTCCTCACCTGTAGTTTTGTTGACATATGTATACCAAGCACCACTTTGGTTAACAAGTTTGTATGTCTTCATCATCTCCAACCACGACCCGTAGTTGTCAATACCACTATCAAAGTAGATATCGTAGTCAACGGAACGGAGCGGCGGTCCCATTCGGTTCTTGATAACTTGAGCACGGGTTTTGATACCAACTACTTGTTCAACACCACCAACTTTTGCCTTCAACTGACCCATTTGTTTCAATCTCAATCTACATGATGAGTGGAAAGCAATTGCCTTACCACCACTTGTAGTCCAAGGGTCACCAAACGATACTCCCAATCGAGTACGAAGTTGGTTTGTAAAGATTAGAGAAATTCGTTCACGTCCAATTAGGTTCGTAACTTTTCTCATAGCCTTTGAAATGATGATTGCTTTTTGAGTTGCGTAGCCAGCTTGGTCGTAGTCAGCTGAAATCTCAACCTTTGTAGAAGCACCTGCAACGGAGTCTACTACAATAGTAACCAATTTCTTTTTGTCACCATCAGCAGCACGAACTGACTCAATAATCGAATCAATGGCTTCAAAGATGTCTTCGACTGTTTCCAAGGGAACATACAACATCTTTTTGATGTCAACTCCAATGGCTTCAAGAAATTCTTGGTTAAGTGCGTTTTCGGTGTCAATGTAAACACCCAATCCACCCTTTTGTTGCGTATCAGCAATAGCATGAGCCGCAAGGAGTGATTTACCACTACCTTCTAATCCAGTAATCTCCGTAATACGACCAACTGGTAATCCACCATGAGGTCTATTTGAGATTGCCAAATCTAACATAGGAGAGCCGGTAGACACCCACTCATCCAAGTCGGTGGGTGTCTGTTCCGAACCATCCAAGAAAAAAGCGACTTTGTGAGCCGATTTGAATTTCTTGTTTAGATTATTAGCAAGGATTGACGATAGTTCATCACGAACTGAATCTTTCTTTCCTGCCATAATTAGTCGTTAAAAAGGTCGTCAAATGCTTCTTTTACACTAGCAGCACCACTTACTGATTTTGGTGCGGATTCAGACTGAACCGGAACGTCAGCGGTTGGTTCAGCTTCAGAGTCGGCTACTTGGCCGGTTTCTAACCATTGTTCGAGCATTTTGTTCATATCCTCATAAGATACTTTTTTGAACATAGTCGACAAATCGATTTGGTCTTTACACAACTCAAGGATGTTTTTATCCTCTGAAATTGGAGTTGTGTTTGGTTTTACACGAATGTAGGTTTCTGGATAAGATTTACCCACATCAGCAGCAGATTTGAATTCTACAGTGATATCACGACCACTAACAGGGTCAGTCAAATCACCATAATCTGGGTCAGCGAAGAACGCCAACAATTCTTGATAAACTTGTTTACCAAATCCCCAAAACTTAACACCTTCAGATTCTTCACCACGAACCAATACAGGAACGTAAGTACGCATCTTTGGAGTCAACTTTTTTGAAAGATTCCAATCATCACGATTTCCAGTAGCCTTCAACTTTTCAGCGAACTCAACCAACGGGTCAGCACCACCATGTGAAATGGGTGACAATACGTTTTTACCACCAAAGTCAAAGTGGAAGTAAAGTTCGATAAATGGGTTAGCGGAGTTGTGGACGTAAGGAAGAATCCTAATTTGTTGTTTACCAGGTTGTGGTTTCCACAAGTTGTCAGTCTTTGTTACTTTCGTCTGAAGACTGTTCAGACGGTTTCGGATTGCATTTAAGTCAATAGCCATAATTTACCTTTTTTTATTTGTTAATTGTTAAACTTGTCACTAATATACAACATTTGGGTGACAATTCCAAATGTATTTCAAAATATTTTTTTATTTTTCAGTTTTGGGGGGTTTACCCGTTGGTATTATACCCACTGGTATAAATATCGGAGTAGAGTTAATTAACGTCAATAATTCTGAATAATGTTGTTTTTAAAATCTTATACCCATCACCATCGGTCAGAATCACAGCATTCCTATATTCGTCCCAATTCACTTGATAATGGCTATCACTTACTCCATTGTTTAAGTCTAATATAAGTTTGTTTAGAGCATTTATAGTATACATCGTATTGGTTTCCTTTTTACGATGTACCATGATTGTGTTTGGTAAGAACTTGTTCATGGTGGTTGGCATAATATTGTAACTAACAACTAACTCTTTAGATGGGTCTAATTTCAATATGAATATTTTTTTACTAAACAACTCAAATTTAGAATGAATAGCGTTTACCACATCCTCAAATGTGTTTTCGTTTGTAAATGTACACAATAACTGCGTTCTCACTCATGTCTCCGTAATTATTTTGAATATATGTCTTTATTAGCAGTTTCAAGGGTTTTAGCAAACCTTTTGTCTAACTGCATTTCAAATTTTATCTGACCACCATAACCAACACCATCTTCACGAACCACAATTGTAGCTAACGGAATGACTTTACCATCAAGGTCTGCTTTATATCCCAAGTATGGTGGATTGCCATCTTCAGCTACTAATTTTTCTTTGATTTGTTCAAAATCAGATGTTCCAAATATTTTTTCCATAACTTTCTTATCCAAAGAGTTTGGACCGATAGCCATGGTCTCTTCACCATCTGAAACTGATTTTAAAGGAAACTCTTTCTTAATTTCCTCTAACATACCAGCTTTCATTTTTGGATTTGTGACAATAGCTTTAACCGATTCGGCTTGAAACTCACGATGCGTCTCATCAACATTCTTCATGTATTGTTTTGCATCTTCATTTCCAGAATCAGCAAGAGCTTTGATACCTTCCAATACTACCTTGTTTTTGCTACGACTACCACCACCCTTTGCTAAATCATTCAAAGCATCATCAAATGATATTTTTTTAGACTTCATAGTATCTATTACTGATTTTGCAGCAGGGTCATTTGAATCAATTAATTTTTTAATGTCATTTGAGAATTTAGAGCCAAAATCACTCAAACCTTTTCTTTGATTTGATGAATATACCTTTTGATTGATTTCATCTGGTAAGTCAGTATCCCATTCGGAAAATTTACCAGCACCTGAATTCAAAAAGTTAACCATGGTTGATTTTTTCAAAGAAACCTCATCCAAAATCTCACTACCATCTTGAAGTTTAATCTTGGCGTACATATCACTTGAGAATCCTTTGTTCTTATTGTAATTCTTCAAACCGAGAGCTTGTACTTCATCTTTAGTATCCCAAGATGTAGCCACAATTTCAGCACCAGGATATTGTGAACTAATACGATTTAATATTGCCTGTCTATTGTTTTTAGCAGCTTGTATCCAACTCTTTGTTACAATGCGGCTACCCTCGGTTTTTAAACTGGGATTGTTTTTAATCAGAGCAGTTTCATGTGCTGATAATGCGTCAGTTAACTTTGTAAATTCGTCATTCGACATGGATGTTCCCATCATCGTCATCAATTCACCGGCTTGAGCAGATATTTGACCAGCACCACCAGGAATATCACTAAAGTGAGACCACTTTGTAGCATCTCCGGTAGGTCGAGTATTCATCATTCGTTCTAACGCTTTCAAATATCGTTTTGGAAATTTTGGATTTGAAACCAAATCGTCTGGAATCTTAAAAGCATCGGGTGGAGTTGGGTTTGCCAACTTTGCGTTTTTCTTTTCAAATTCAGCATCATCCGGAATCATTTCTTGAGTAAATGCTTTAGATTCTAAAGAATTTGTTTTTATTAACGTTTTATCTTTACCAGCTATAATACGTTCTTCAGATGCAGGTTCTCCAGATACTTCATCAGAACTATCTGATTCTTTACCCTTTTGTTTTGCCTTTTCTACATCATCTTTTGTGGCTGGGTCTTGAGTTTGTGGGTTTAGTTGTTTAACTTGATAAACTGAACCCGATTTCTTATTCTTTACCCAAGTATCCTCGTCAAGGTCTTGTTCTTCGGACTTTTCTTTGTATTTATCACGTTCGAGTGATGTCATCATACCCAATTCAATACTCTCAACATCTTTTTCACCAGCAGGTTCTTCTTTTTGAGCAGCTTTTGGCAGCCCACCACCTTCAAGTAATTGTTTAACATACTCGTTAGCAAACTCATAACTAAAGTTTTCAGCCAAAACTTTGTGAAGACCCATTAATGAGGTTTCACTGTACGGGTCTACCAAATCAACACCGACTTGTGACCACCATTTTCTGACTACCTTCTCGAACAATTTTTTCATAAATATAAATATCTAAATACTGACCTTAACCATATCTTTGTAATTATCACCGACTTCTACATCCGTTGGATACCCACCAATTTGCATTATCGACATGATAGTCTTTACATACTCAATACCATCATCGGGATGAATATCAAACAAAATGGAGTCGTATGTGTATAAAACGGGCTTTGACTTCTTATCAACAAGTCGGAATAATTTATCAATTATAACTATGTTTCTTTCAGTCTCAACCGATTGTAAAATGTAGTTAAACAATTTATTTTTATTTAAATCATCTGACCATTTAATTTTTCTATGTAAAATGGGAGTTTCTACAAATTTCTTTATATTGAACTCCGACCATAGGTAATCAACATAAGCTGATACTTTTTGGAAAAATGGAATGTGTTTATATTCATCTTGAACCCCACCATACAATTGTCTAAATGTAATTGCCTTTGCTGTCGAATCGTCAACTCCATACT